GGTCGTTGAGGGACAGAAGACTTATTTGGAGGTGGTTGTAAATGGATAGAGCAAAAGAACTAGAAGTTGCAGCTGCCCTAAATAAGGATATCTGGCTTCGCGAGACGGTGGATAGGCTGACCAAAGACGAAATCGCTGGACATATAAAAGACATAGCAAAGCACGAGGTATTCTCAAGCAGGCAACTGTCAGCAATCGTCAATGGCGCTATCCACCACGCGACAATCAGCAAGATGATTAATAAGTCAGATAGAACTGGAGGCAATCTAAATGTTGGAACTTTGGAAATACTTAGGAATGTGCTTTATTCTCGTGCTAATGAATCTACGGACTATGCGCTCATTGCTAAAGCGGTGGGTATGGGAACCTCTCAAGGCATGGTATCGAAACTCACGGGCATAAATCAGGGAACAATTAGCAAGAAGATAGGTAAAATAAATGGACTTCGATGAATGGATTGAAGTTGGAATCCAGAATGGCTGGTGCGGCCCAGCAGTTTGCTACACCCATGATGGATTGCCAACAAGCGCACTAGAAGATGAGGAGTGGGAAGACACCGACCCATGCATTCACATAGTAAGAATGTATGAATCTCCTGGGCATAAATTAGAAGTAGAACAGAACCACTCACCTAGTATTTGGAGACAACTTGGCAGTAGATAACATGAGCATGAAGGCAAAGCTTGACGATGTAAAGTACGACCAGAAGGCAGTTGAATTTCACGCAATGAAGTTCGAGTCTGGGTCTACTTATCTTCTAGCGAAGCAGTGCTTCCAGTTGTTACAAATGAAACTAAACCGCAGTACCTATGAAGTATACAAGGAGGAAACAGATGGTAACAATACTAAGTCTTGACCCAGGTGGCACAACCGGCTATGCTGTGCTTGATGTCGTTTTAGACACAGAGCCAGCCGAAGTTGTCCGTCGTGGGCAAATCGAGGGCGGTCTTGCTGGCTTCCTTGACTTCCACTGGGACGTACTAGACGGCATTCAGTTTGACCAGATAGTTTGTGAGTCGTTCAAGTTGCGAGAAGGTTTGCATGGCGTAGACCTAACTCCGACATATATAATCGGAGCGCTTGAGGCACTTTACCCCACAACCCCAATTCTTTACCAAGAGCCAAAGCTCAAGCCACTGTGCGATGACCTGCGACTAAAGAAACTTGGACTACATATTCCAGGTAAGCCACATGCAAACGATGCAGTACGTCATGCTATAATTGCATTAAGAAATTCCAAACATAAGCCGACACTAGAAGCTGGCTGGAAGGATTAAGGGCGCATGAAGGTACTATTCCTTGACTTGGAGACAACTCCAAACCTAGCATACGTCTGGGGCCTCTGGGACCAGAACGTAGGCATCAATCAAATGGTTTCATCTACTGAAGTAATCTGCTTCGGTGCACGATGGGACGGGCAGAAGAAGGTAATCTTCAAGTCTGTTCACCACGATGGCAAGAAGGCAATGCTTGACGAGCTTCACGCTCTCATGGAGGAAGCCGATGTGCTGGTTGGCTGGAACTCTCAAGCCTTTGACAGTAAGCACATCAAGCGAGAGTTCCTTGAGAATGGATACTTGCCGCCATCGCCGTATAAAGAACTCGACCTTATGCGAGTCGTGCGAAGCCAGTTCAAGTTCCCATCTAACAAACTTGACTACGTGTCGCAGAAGCTCGGTGTCGGAGCAAAGGTAAAGCACTCCGGCTTTGATTTGTGGGTAGCCTGTATGGCTGGCGACAAGAAGGCTTGGAAGGAAATGAAGGAATATCAGATTCAGGATGTGAACCTGCTGATTGACCTTTACGCCAAGCTGCAACCGTGGATTAAGAATCACCCACACCGCGCACTCCACGATGGCATTGAGGGCGGATGCACCAACTGTGCATCTACCGACCTACAGCGCCGTGGTTTCAGCAGAACCACTACGTCTGTATATCAGCGGTTCCAGTGCAACAAGTGTGGCAAATGGATGAGAGGTTCGAAGAGTGTTGAAGGCAGCACTACTCGCCCTATTTAGTCGTAAGAAGAGGGGGTCTGGGAAACTAGACCCCTTCCTTGCGTCTAAGCCATACTTCGTAGACACTGTTTACGATGAGCAAGATGATGTCACGTTTCAAATAAAGTTTGCTTGCACCTGTAATAATGTTGTAAGGAAGCTCGATGACGGATTCTTTGCTTGCGACCACTGCGACCGACCATGCTATGCTGGCAACTGCACAAACTGTACAGTTCTTTATTCACTAGACCTATGGAACGATGAGGAGGAACGCTAGTGCCAACTTATGAATACAAATGCCCGCGTTGCGAATTGAAATATTCAGAGACTCGTGGTATACTCGAAAAAGAAAAGCAAACTAAATGCTCTGATTGTGACGTTGATTACATCCGAGTATTTAGTACGCCAACAGTAACATTCAACGGCAGTGGTTTTTATGCCACCGACAAGAATAAATAGGAGGAATCGTGAAGGTAAAAGTAAAGGGTAACATCCCAACTTACGCAAAGCCCGGTGATGCTGGAGCAGATTTGGTTTCAGCAAGGGAACTAATCATAGGTCCAGGGCAGACTGTGCTAGTGCCAACCGGAACAGCAATTGAACTACCGGAAGGCTACGTTGGTCTAATTCACCCACGCTCTGGCCTTGCTGCAAACCACGGTATCACCGTGCTGAACTCACCAGGAACTATCGACTCTGGCTACCGTGGCGAGATTGCTGTGATTCTGCACAATACATCAGGCAGGTCTGTGCAGATTACTATAGGCATGCGAATCGCGCAGCTTGTGATTCAGCGATTTGAAACTGCAGAGTTTGAGCAGGTGGATGAATTGTCAGCAACCGAACGTGGAGATGGTGGCTTTGGCTCAACAGGTGCATGATGCGGTTAATCACCCGGTTCATTACACTAGTGACCCTAGCGGCGTTGAATGCATTGATATTACTCGCCATCGTAATTTTAATATTGGCAATGCATTTAAATATCTATGGCGTTCGGGTCTTAAGGACCCTGAGCGACACATTGACGACCTACGCAAGGCAATCTGGTACATCGAAGACGAAATCAAAAGACTGGAGGCCAAGTGAAGAACGAGATTACCTTTAGAACAGGTATGACTGTAGAGCTAGTAGACAGCATGGCAAGCGACAAAGCGGTAGTGAAGGCTGCTAGGGTTTCTAGTGGCGCTGAGGACCTGCCAGAGCGCGATGCGGGGCTGATAAACTACCTCATGCGAGACCGACATGGTTCACCATTTGAGCACGGAGTATTTACCTTCAGAATTGAAGCGCCAATCTTCGTGTTCAGAGAGTTCATGCGCCATCGTATTGCCTCCTATAACGAGGAGTCTGGTCGCTACAAGCAGCTTGACCCAGTGTTCTATATTCCAGGCCCAAGCCGCAATCTGATTCAGGTTGGCAAGGTAGGCGCTTATGAGTTTATTCCAGGCGATGAGAGTGATACCAAATTGGTGCAACAGATTCTTATGGAGAAGTCAGACTCGGCATATAGCGCATACCTCACCATGATTGACAATGGTATCGCCAGAGAAGTTGCTCGCATGGTTCTCCCTGTGAATATCTTCAGCTCGATGTACGTAACCATGAATGCCAGAGCCCTGATGAATTTCCTGAGTCTTCGCACGAAGGATGAGGCAAGTGCCTATCCTTCATTCCCTCAGCGAGAGATTGAAATGGTGGCCGAAAAGATGGAGACATTTTTCTCGGCATGGATGCCAGCAACTCACAGTGCATTTATTAAAAACGGAAGGGTAGCACCATGAAGCAGTTAGTTTATTTCTCAGCACCCTGGTGCCAGCCATGTAAAATGTTTGGCCCAGTTGTTGATTCGTTTGTAAACGACAATGAGATTCAACTCATCAAAGTCAATATCGATGAGAACCCAGAGCTGGCAATCGAGAACAACATCACCTCGATTCCAGTGCTTGTTCTACTAGATGGCGATGAGGAACTATACCGGTTGACCGGAGCCAAGCCAAGGCCTTTCCTAGATAAGGTGCTCCAAGATTTAATCTAGGCAAAGCAAAACCCCCAACTCACCTCGGGTTGGGGGTTTTGTCTTGTCGGGTATTTCCTATAGCCCCAGAAGGACTCCTACTGCAGAAATGATTACTGCACAGATGGCAACAATCACGGCAACCTTGTTGCTTTTGTCATCTCGCTGAGTCTTTAGTTCCTTGACATCGAGTTCAATCTCGTTGATACGGATATCCTGAGCGTCAAATTTCTTTTCCATACGGTCTTGCGACTCGCGCATGTTGCGAACGCTCTCCTCAATTCTTCCAAGGGTTACATAAAGTTCCGGCGATTCTGACATTAGTTCTCTTCGTCCTGCTTTGCGGTTAGCTTGCCGAACGATTCGTTCATCTCTTCTTCAGAAATCTTGCCATCATTTAGGTAACTGCGAGACATCTCTTCTGAGATTTCCATAATGCCTGTAAAGGCTGCCATTACAGCAGACTGCCAGAACTGCAAACCAATTGCAGAACCGCCAACAAAGGCACCACTAATCTTCAAGATGATGTAGGCAATTGTACGCCCCGATAGGGCTTTGAGGATATGCTTGTCCATTTTACTCCAATGTTATGCGCCCATTGGATAGTTTATTTATATTATATCTTATTCTAACTTAGCGGCTAGTTTCTTGTCAGCGTAAGCCTGTGCTACTGCATCTGCCTGAGCCTCGTTGTGCTCTGGAGCGGCCTGCACTTCTCCGGTGTCTGGAGTCTCAATCGCAGCTTCTGCGAGCGCCTTTTCTTTTGCAATAAGCGCCTTAGTGAACTTCATTGGGTCAACATAGCCCTTGCCAGTTCCGGTCCAGACATACTTCTTGCCAATGCAAATCTCCCAGTGAAGGTGCTTACCAGTAACCATACCAGTTGCACCCATCTTGCCGAGCACGGTGCCAGCGGTCACTCTCTGACCAACCTTTACCTTGAGGCTGCCTTTAGCCATGTGGCAGTAAACGGATACGTAGAACTTGCCGTCAATCTTGTGCAAAATCATAACGTGGTAGCCGAAGCCACCAACAGAACCGTCTGGGTTCTTAGCCTTTGATGGGCCAGAGAAAATTACCTTACCATCGTGAAATGCCTCAATGTAGATAGTCTCTGCCGCGCCCCAGATGTCAACACCATTGTGGTGCTTTTTAGTCTTCTGCACAGGGTGGACACGCCATCCGTAATCCGAGGTAACCTTATACTGCTTGCCTAGTTTTCCATCAATTGGAAACTGTGTCTTTGCCATTTGTTATACCTTTGCCATCCAGTTTAGAACCAGGCTCTCTGCCGTAGTTCCTGCGATTCTGTATACGGTTGCGGTGAATCCACCAGTAGAAGGTGAGCCAGCAATTGCCACCGCATAAGGGCTCACTGAGCTACCACCTTGAACAGTTACAGTCACCTTTGGTGCCGCTGATAGGGTTGACCCAAAAGTCACGGGTACGCTTACAGATGCTCCGGTTGTTGCTGGCCCAGTAAAAGAAGTTGAGCCAGCAAGGGTTGCTGCCGGAACGGTAGAAGCGATAGTGTCAAGCGCCGTGTTAGTCGAACTTGCCAAGTTAGCGAAATGAGTCTCAAGCGGTGCAATATTGTCGCTTGATGTTGGGTAAATAATACCTCTAGTAGTAGTAGCCATAAGTCAATTATACCTTACTTAGCCTCTAGCGCTTCGATTCGCTGGGTCA